GCCACCGTCACTTCCGAGCCGAGATTGCCCAGCGTGCCGGTAGCGAACTGGCTTTCACGCGGATGCAAGGTGCCCGCGCTCAGGTCTTTTGAAATCTTCGCCATCAAAAGGCACTCCAGATAAGGGGGATGGGGCCGCTGGCGGGCTCCGCCAGCGTGATCAGGATGGTGATGCTGTCTTGCCCCGCGCGCGCGGCCAGAGATGTGACGACCAGCCATTCGGGGCTGTTTTCCGCGTCATCATCGGTCAGCTCCAGCGCAGCGAACGCGCGCATGGCGGGCGTCAGACCGGGGGCAGCAAAGCTTTGCTCGGCATGAATCTCTCCACCGCCGCCGGGCAGGGTCATCACCACCCGGCCCGATCTGGGGGCGGGGCCAGGCGTGCCCGGCGGGCCGATGATGGCTGCGAGCGGAACGCTGGCACGCGCCAGTTCCGCCGAAGCTTCGCGCGGTTCCGGGCCACGCCAGACAGTGCGGATCAGCGGCGGCGGCCTGCGCCATTGCAGCATGATCATGTCGTCACCGCTTGTCGCAGGCGGATGGCCACAGGCTCGGTCTGGATCACGCCATCGGCCAGCGTCAGCCGGGCGTCCGCAAGATAAAGGCCCGGCACCAGTCCGGCAGAGGTGGCGGCGGGGATGATAAGTGTCCATCCGGCGGGCGCATCGTCGCTGGCTGCGCGCACGCTAACCGAAAAGCTGGCGGAAGCGGGCTCACCGGGCGGCACGCTGGTCCGGCCCGGAGGCACGGCCTTCAACTGGGCGGCAATCAGCGTCACATCTGCCGGGTCGCCGTCTACGGCATCAAGGGCGAGCGCGATCGTCTCGCCCCTTTGGAACTGATAGGGGGTCATGCTTCATCCTCTCCCCTCCCGCCGGTTGTGGCGGGAGGGGGCTAAAGGGAGGAAAGATCAGGTGATCAGTTGGCGGCAACCTTCAGCAGCTTGATCGCTTCCGAATTGGACACCGCACCGCCCAGCCGTTTGGTCGCATAGAAATTGACATAGGGCTTGTTGGTGAAGGGATCGCGCAGGATGCTCGTTTCGCTGCGTTCGGCGATGACATAGCCAGCGCGGAAATTGCCGAAGGCAATCGGCAGGCTGCCGGGGCCGATGTCCGGCATGTCCTCGCTTTCCACCACCGGATAACCGAGCAGCGTATCCGGCTGGTTTGCCACCAGTCCCGGCTGCCAGATGAAGGCACCATTGGCATCCTTGAACTTGCGGATGCGCGCCAGCGTGCCCGAATTCATCACCCAGACGGCGCCCTGGCGATAGGGCGCGCGCAGCGCATGGACGAGATCGACCAGCTTTTCCTGCGGGGATGCGGCGGGCAGATCATTGGCCACGCCGGTCGCCACCGTTTGCAGCGTACCGAACGCGCGCGACTGATCATTGGTGCTGGCCGTGGCGTAGGAGAGGAAGCCTTTGGGCTTGTTGATGCCATCACCATCCACAAAGGCGGTTCCTTCCGCCTTGGCAAATTCATGCGCGATTTCATCCGCCAACCAGGCTTCGACATCGAATGCCGCATCGTCCAGCATGGCCTGCGTCGCCGCCGGATTGGCATAAAGCTCGCCAAAGCTGGGAACGATCTCGTTGAAAGCGGGCGTTCCCGTGTTCGGGCGGGCAGCGGTCTCGCTCGCCCAGCCAGAGGCGGTGCCACCGGTTGTCACCAGCTTGCGATAGCCCGCCGAGCCGACCCGCACGACATTGGCAATCGCGCGGATCGGGGAGATCGCCTTCAACGTGGCGTCGATCACCGCGTCAATCTCGCGCGGGACGGCATAGCCGCCATCGGCCGCCACAGCGCCGGAAAAGCTCTTCAGCTCAACCTCGCGGCCTTGGCGCAGATAGCCATCGATAAAGGCGGAGCGGGCGGGATCTGCGAGGGTCGCACCAGCCAGCGCCGGGCGGATGAGAGTGGCGGGGGCATCAGCTGCGTCAAACGCGGCAGCCATCGGGTCTGCTTTCACTTCATAGTCCATGGGGGTCTCCTTGGGGGTAAAAGGGGTGTCACTCTTCAATCGCCAGCACGCGGGCGAGCGGTTGCATGGGGTGGTCGACGAGGCTGACCTCGATCAGGTCGAGGCTTGTTAATTCACGATATGTTCCACGCCGCGCACCGCGCACGCGGTATCCGAAGGACAGGCCGTGGCCGGGTTTGAGCGGCGTGGCATCGTTCAGCGCAGCGATGATGCGCAGGCCGCGCTCATCCTCTTCCACGCTTTCGATGGTGCCGATGCGGCGCTTGGGGTCATGCTGCCAGTAAAGCGGGACGCCCGCTTTGGCAGTCGCGAACGCGCCCTTGCGGACAATATCACCGCCGCGATCCGGCGCATCGAAAATGGCGGCATATCCGGCGATCCTCACTGGCTCACCAGCCCGCCAAGCCCGAGCTTGACCGCCAGACCGATGAGCAACAGCGCGAGGCATCCGCGCACAAACCATTCCACCACGGCGCGGCGTGCGGACGTTTTGGCATCGCGCCAGGCAGAGAGCAATTCGCGCAGATCAGCCATATCGCGCGGGGCATGATCATCGTGTAGCCCCAGCCGCTCCAGCGCCCGTTGCGCGCCGAGTTCGGACGCTTCTTCGATCAGTGCGCGCAACGTGGCGAGATCCGCGCCGCGCGCTTCGGCCTGTGCGGACAGGTGGGTGAGCATGTCGGTCATGCTGCGACTCCCAGCATCGCCCGCTTTTCTTCGCGTGTCAGGAAATCCGCGCCGTTCACCTGAGCCCAAAGCCGTTCGCGATCTTCGGACAGAGCGGGCAGCTGGTCCATATCGACCGCCAGTGACAGCCCCGGAAACCAGGGGCGCATCCCTTCTGCCAGCGCGGCAAGGATTTTGCCCGCTAGCGGCAGGATCGACTGGTGCCACAGCGCCTTGTTGGCCTCGCGATAATTGGCATAGGTCGCGTCTCCCGGCAGGCCGAGCAGCACGGGCGGGACGCCAAAGGCCAGCGCAATCTCGCGCGCGGCGGCGGCCTTCAAGCCCGCAAAGTCCATGTCGGCTGGTGTCAGGCTGAGCGATTGCCAGCGCAGGCCACCCTCCAGCAGCATTGGTCGCCCGGCATTGTCTTGGCCGGAGAAGCCAGCGGCCAGCTCCGCTTTCAGCCGCTCGAACTGGTCCGCCGTCAGCGCTTCGGACGCTTCATGCACCAGCGCGCCGGACGGGCGGGCGGCATTGTCGAGCAACGCCTTGTTCCATTTGGCAGAGGCATTGTGGATGGCAATCGCGCCAGAGGCCGCGCCCAGACAGCCCAGCCCGTAATGATCATCAAGCGGATGATGCGTGCGGAGATGGATCACCTCATTGGCGGCAAGGCGCGTCACGCGCTCACCCACTTGGTAACGGAAGGCGGCGGGCCAGCCTTGCACGTCTGCTTCCACCGTCACGCGTTCGGGCCGCAGGGCAAAGAGTTCGCCCAGTGCCGAATCCGGCGTGGCGAGCATCTGCACATAGCCATTGCCATGGAGCAGGATCTGCGTGGCGAGCGTTTCCATCAGCGCCTGCCCGCCCGAAGTCGCGGCAATCAGCGCGCCAGCTTCCGGGTGAGAGGCGGAAACGGGCGCAGACGCGACCCCTTCTGCCACCAACCGCACCGCGCGCTGGGCCACCGCGTTGGAGAGATATCCCTCCCGCACCTGCGCCTCATAAGAGCGCGGCCACGCCCCAAAGAGCGCCCCGCCAGCCCCGCGCGCAAGCGAGACATAAGTCTTGGCCGGGCGCACAACAGCACGCCCGGCCGATTTCCAGCCGAAGAGTTTCATGGGTTTAAACCTTTAAGGAAGGTGTTCAGTTGCCGTTCTTGGTGGGCGGGAATGCGATTGACAGTCCGACTGTTTGGCGAATTGCTTTCATCGCACTCATAGTCCGTTTTGCGAAAGCGTGGCTCGCACACCAGTCCGGGACAGCGTATTTGGCAGCAATCAGACGAAAATCATTGTTTGCTCGCGCAACTCTGAGAGCATTTGCTTCCGGAAGTCTGTCATCGCCGGTGGCAACGATTCGATGTCGGTAGCGAACAAGTAGTTCTACCGCCCATTCTTCTCCTGCTCCATCGGCTCTGACTTGCGCGTTCGCGCCGTAGTTTCCGTCTATCAATTCCGTGAGAAGCTCGTCCTGAAAGCTTTGTATCGTTGTGCGCTGATCCGGGGCGTCAAGCAAATGGACAAGCTCCTTCGCCTGATCAAATCGAGCATCGCAACAAAATGGGCAGGTTGGCTGAACAAGCTCAGACTCAGCTGCGTGCAATTCACATGGCGTGTAAAAAATCTTGGCCCAATGCTTTTCCGAATTGCTTATATGAAATGCTCTAATGTCCGCGGTTTGCAGGCTCTCCAGCATTGCGCTTGACAATGGGAGGCAATGAATATCGTTATATGCGGTATGCTTTTGAAATAGAGGAAGCAAATCATCGCGCACACGAACCGGCAGATCGAGATCCCTGATCTCGTCCAATTCGGTCAAAATGGGCGCTATGCTGCGTGCGTGTTCAAACATGTCCTGCGACCCTCTCTAGAGGGGCAAGTCATAGTGCAATATAAAATATCGTCAACTCAGCTTCAACGGAATCAGGCGAACGTAATCCTAGCATCGTTCAGAAGCGATTCGTCAAATGCAGATTCATTTCCGATGCAGCCATCCGCGATGGCTTGGGCAATGCCGAGAAACTCCGCACCCACCGATTCCACAGTCATATCAGAGCCGTTACCAAGCATCAGCTTGATATTGTCGAATTCGCCGTATTTAGCCTTCAATAAGGCCAAAGCTTTCTCTGAATCGGTCACACCAATGCCCTTCAATGAAAGTGTGCCACTAATCTAGTATATGTTTTTGTCAAGCGAGTGACAACCGCTTTGGACGGGAACATCACCGCCAAGAATGGAAATATCGCAGGAAAGTGTTAAAATTTTGACGCGTGCACCGACAAAATTGCCGTTATGATGGGCCTAAAGCTGACTGATGCGAACGACCCGATGGATTGCGGATAACATCACCTCCGTCACCGCCCAAACCAGTGCATCCGCCCGGTCGGGGCTTCTGCCGGGGCCTTCATATCCGCCGCCGGTCATCAGGCCGCAAAGTTCGTCTTCCAGTTCTGGAAAGGCTCTCGCGTGGCGGACGCGGCCGGATTCGTAGAGCGCGTGGACGGGTTCGGCGCGGGCGACTTTGCCGCGGGAGGCGTGGACCAATTTCACGGGCAGGGCGATATCCGCAGCGCGCAAGGTCGCGGCCACCATGTCTCCGCCCTGATTGGCTTCGGCGATGACGCGGTCTGCCTGCCAGCGGGCGGCAGCGGCGGAAACCGCGCGCGCCCAGCCTTCGGGGCTTTTGCCGCGCACGCTGTGATCGCCCAGCACCCAGGCGTGGCCATCGCTACCCAGCCCGACGGCAATGATACCGCAGGCGTCTCCCGTCGCGCTGGCGGGCGGGTCAACGCCAATCACCACCCGGGCAAGCGACGGCACGGCGTCATCGCGACACTGCTCGATAAGCGCGCGCGTCCATAGTGCGCCTTCTATGTCCTCCAGCAATTCGCCTGCCAGTTCCTGTCGCCCCAGCCGCGTGCCAGCGTAGACACGCTGCATTGCGCTCAGAAAGGCAGTAGGCAGATTTGCGCGATTGTCTTGCGTCGTCCCGCGCGTCAACACAAAGCCGGGCTCCGCCAGCAGGCGGCGGACGAGCGGCACCGGACGCGGCGTGGTCGTGGCGACGATGCGGGGCGCGTGACCCAGCCGCAGCGTCATGTCGAGATTGTTCCACGCCTTCACCGCATTATCCCATTTGGCAATTTCATCTGCCCAGCCGTGGCTGTGCTGGGGCCCACGCAGGCTATCGGGCTCCGCCGCCGAATAGAGCGTCGCTATCGCGCCATTGGGCCAGCTCAGGCGGCGCAGCGAGGGTTCGAAAGTCGGGCGCTGATCCGGCGGCGCGATGGAGAGCAGACCGCTTTCCCCCTCCACCATGATCGTGCGTGCTTCGTGCAGCGTGGCGGCGACGAGCGCAATCCGCGCCGCGCCATCGTTTTCGGCCACGTCTCGCACCCATTCGGCGGCCATGCGGGTCTTGCCAAATCCGCGCCCGGCCATGATGAACCAGCCGCGCCAGTCTCCTTCGGGCGGAACCTGCGAGGGCCGCCGCCAATACGCCCAGTCATGTGCAATGCGTTCGGGATGCTTGCAGGCTTTGAACCACGCCTCGCGTTCTGCCGGCGGGGCAAGGGCGAGGCGCTCGGCTTCACTTTGCGGCGCTGTCATCGGCGGTCATCCGGTCTTTCATGGCGTCCAGCTCGGCCTCCCAGCCCGCCCGGATCTCTGCGCGAGAGCGGGCAGGCGGAGCGGGTAGGGTGGGCTTGGCCCCGCGCACCGAAGCGCGGTGGAGCGAGAGCAGCGTCATCCCCAGCCGCACCTTCATCTGGCGCGATTTGAGCGTGATGTCTTTCAGGTTTCCGCTCGCCGGACGCAGCGCTTCAGCCAGCAATTCGGCCTCCAGCCGGGCATAGCCTTCGGCCAGCGCATCCTGCCATTGGGCACGAAACGCGGGGAAACGCAGGCGTTCGCGATAGACTCGCGAGGAGGTGATCTTGGCCATACGGGCAGAGGCTGAAACGTTCGATGTTTCGGCAAGATGTGCCAGAAACGTGGCACGCGCGGCCTTGCCGATGGTGGGCTCGGCTTTGGTCATGGGTTGGAATTCCTTGATCCATAAGAAAAGGGCCGTGAAAGCTTTCGCCCCCCAGCCCGTTCATCAGCGGCGCATCCGCCCCGCGACTCGCAATTTTCCAGTGTTGCCAATATAGCCAGAACAGCGTGACGGTGTCAAGATAAAAGTGCCATATAGGTCTTAATTTCGATGTGATGCAGAGCATTGCGGCCTGGACTGCCCACGCACATCATGCGGGAATGAAACATATTCTCCCCCTTGTCGCTGCCCTGATGCTCTCTGCCTGCGTGAAGCCGGTGCCGCCCGAGCGCATCGCGCAGGCCGGGCCAGTATTCGCTCCCGAAATCGTGTTCGCGGGTGAATTGACCGGGCGCGGGGTGCTGCAAACGCCCGGGGGCAAGCCCGCGCGCGGGATCACGGTCAAAAGCCATGGGTGGGTGCAAGGCGATGGCAGCTTCCGGCTCGATCAGACCATCACCGATGATCGCGGCAAGGTCAGCCAGCGGCACTGGATCATGGCGAAGGCGGGGGAGGGGCGTTACCTCGCCACGCTGTCAGATGCGGCGGGGCCGGTGAAGGCAGAGGTGACGGGCAATCTTTTCCACCTCAAATATCTGATGAAAAAGCCGTTCGTGACGATGGAGCAATGGCTGTGGCTCATGCCCGATGGCCGCACCATCATGAATGAAGGCACCGTCCGCATGCCGGGTCGGACGGTGGCGCGCCTGTCTGAAGTGATTGTGCGGGATGGGGATGCGGTGCGGTGAGCACGTCTTGCCTATCCACTCCCGGCTCGTGCTGAGCTTGTCGAAGCACTGTCTTTGTGCGGGCACCTTTGCATCAAGAAAAAGCGGTCCTTCGACAAGCTCAGGACGGCGGGTGTAGAGTGAACCGGGGGATTTCTACACCCCCAGAAACGGCCCCAGCGTATCCCATTGCGCGCGCACCGCTTCGCGTCCGGCCTCGATTGCGGCTTTGATCTTCTTGGGGTCAAACTCCATCGTATCTGATCCCACATAATTGCGCGGCGGGCGGATGACGCGGACCGGGACGAGGTTGTAACTGCCAATCTGCACATCCAGCGGAGCCAGAATGTGGTCCGCCTCCGCGCCGGTGATGCCGGCCCGTGCGAGCAGGCGCAGCTGGCTTTCACGCGCGGCGATCAGATCGTTCATCAGCATGGCATTGCCCAGATCATTGGCGGCAACTTCGCTGATCTGGATCGCAGTGCAACGCTGACCGATCTTGACCAGATCCTCGTAAACGGCCCCCGGCGCGGGCGGGTCTTTCTCCGGCGAGGCGATGATGGCGAGCACCGCGCGCGGCTTCAGCTTCATCGCGGTGGAGAGCGGGGTCACGTTGCGCACGCCGCCATCTACCCATTGCTCCAGCACACCATCGCGATTCTTGCGCTCAAAGGGTTTGAAGTAAGGCGGCTGCGCGCAGCTGGCATACACCCAGTCGCCAATCGTGTCTCCGCGCTCCAGCGTGTCGGGCGTCTTGTCCTGATATTGGCCGGTCGCCAGATTGACGA